CTTCTGTTAAACTTTATAATAGCGCTGGAAATCATTTTACTGGTTTAAAAGCACCAACTGCTTCAACGACTGATGTGACTTTTAATTTGCCTTCTGCCGACGCACAAGGTTTTATGATTTCAGATGGAAGTGCAAATTTATCTTTACTTGGGACGCCAACCGATGCGACGGGCGGTATTTCTGTGACAGGGTTTAGTTTGTTAAGTACATTCGTTTTTAATGTTTTAAAAATTGGAAAATATGCCCTTTACACTTTTAATTTAAATGGAACTAGTAATTCTACATCATTTAGTATAAGTAATTTGCCGTACACAAATGCCAGTGGAGTTGGCATCATATATACAACTTACGTTCTCGATAATGGAGGTGCGTCGATAGGTAGTGCTATATTTACCGCAGGTGCCGCGACGGTAACATTTAATCCTTCAGTTGCAAGTACAATATGGACATCATCTGGAGTAAAACAAGCTCTTGGAGCGTTCTGGGTTCAAGTGCAATAATTTGATATTAAGTATTTATTTAATTTTAGATCGCCATTGAGATCAAAGAGAAAATCTCCCACTAGCCATGGTGGCGATCTAAAATATAGGCTCTTTTATCATTTATCTCATTAATTTACAAGATTAATTATTTCTAGCCATCGCCATCGCCATAGCCATAGCCATAGCCATTGCCATCGCCATAGCCATAGCCATCGCCATTGCCACAGCCACTGCCACTGCCACTGCCACTGCCATCGCCATCGCCATCGCCACTGCCATCGCCATAGACATAGCCACAGCCATCGCAAAATAAAATATTTATTTCACTTGCCATATTTTCACACCTTTAATAGATTTTTTAGATTTTTCGGTGACATCTAAAATTTCAATCGCTTCTAATAATTCAACTCTATCAACTTCGCAGGGAAATTGACAATTATCAGGGTCTTTTACTCCATCCATCGCTAAATCAGACAAACACATAGCTCCTGACCATTTCCACAATCTTCTAGCATTTTTTAATACTACTTCACGACCATTTCGTGATTCTATTTCACCAGCAAAAACACCTGCTGAGTATGTCCTGACAATTACATATCTACCATCTTCTTTTTTATATGATGAATTATTTGAATTAATATTTAATATTTTTATTAAATCCATTAATTCTTTTACTTTCATTTCTTCTAACATTTAAAACTCCTTTTGTTTAAAATAAACACATAAACTTTTGGCAATCGGCCGGAATTGCACCGGCTTGTAGTTCGCTATTCTGATATAATCTTATTAGCTTCCGGTATGTAATCACCCCAACCAATGGGGGAATTATCATTATGTTGTTCATATAATTTAAATGCTAAATCCCAAATTGGATTAGCTGCTATTTCATTTTTATCGTAAGTTGGGTCAACCATATCTTTCATGTCATTTGGAATCCTATAAAGAGACAATCGCCCAGAATCGAACTGGCACACGGAGGTTTCCAAAGTATCCAGTGCATTTACCCATGCGTCTTACCATTACGCCGCGATTGCCATTTAAACTTTGGATGCGTGCTGAGATTTCATCAGCAACCTCTCTAGTTAGCCTACGCTGCTTGCAAGCCTTATAACCCGTAAGCATAGGCCTCGCATTTCTGCACAATTAGAGGCTCTTCGATCTGATGCAGGGTGTTTCTTCTTAGTGCCACCATCCTGCATAGCTGGCCTAGCATTTTCTGTCTTTTTGAGCTTCCGCATCCATAAACTGATTGGCAATTTTTATAGAGTAGGTATTCCATTCTGTTATGCAGCAGAATATTATATATCAATTACCCATAATTAATTTAAAAAGGTATATCTTCCTCCGATTCATTATTGATTGCAATTGGATTTAATTGTGATAATTTAATATTTCCTTTATTAGACTCATAAAATTCTGATGTTACATAATCTTTTATAATATTTTTATCTGGATATAAAGAACCGAATGGTTTTCCGTTTAATTTATCAAAAGGAATTTCTTTACCTTTTTCAATGCCAATCAAAGCATATACTACTCTATCTTTTGAAATTTCTGGAGAAAATTGTTTGTTAAGATATTCAGTTGTTAAGTTAACTGAATCACAATAATGTTTACATTTCCACATCATTCCTTTAGTAAACGGTAAGAAATCTTTAATCTTTTTCGAGTTTCCATTATCATCATAAAAAATTTCAGTTAATTCAGCCATAGGATTACCTTTTGAAGATTGCCTACTAATAGCATCTTCTATTTTACCTTTATAAAATCCGTCTGGTAATAATTGATATCTAGCTTTTTCGCATTGTTCTTCTGTCATAGGTTCATAATCAAAATAACTCATCAAATATCTCCTGTTAATTTATTATATTGCCACATCTTCATAGTAATAATCATTCATTTTTGATTTTACAAATGCAAGATCATTTTCAATATATTTATCTTCAAACATTCCTTGCGGTGATTTTGCAATATGTGAACCATCATTTTGAGTTAAAAATCTATATGCTCCATCCATTATTTGAGTATGCAATACAGTAGTAAACATCCCTTCAATTGTTATTTTTTCATCTAACATCTTACCAATTGATTTGCATTTATATTTTCCATTTGTATCGGTATCGCTATGAGATAACACAAAACAATATAAATCTTCTCTACAATCTGTCAAAGCTTTAATTATTGACCAGGCATGTTGTCCTATTTCAGTGAATTTAGTGAACCCGTTTTCTGTCGCTCGTCTCATAAATTCATTACACATGGTATATTGCCAGTCATCTATAACTAAGTTTTTTATTTCAGGTCTTTTTTGATTAACCATTTTTATGCAATTAATAATTTTAGAAAATTCATCTGATGCGTAATAGTTTCCTATTATGTCATTCCAATCTTTTATCGCAATATAATTTTTCCTATATCCTCTGAACGGCAAAGGTTTATCAAGAACATTTATTATAAATGTTTCCAAAGGATTTAAATTTGAAATAGACGTACTTTTCCCTGTACCAGATTCACCGATTATTAATGATGTATTAGACATTATAATGCTCCCAAATTATTTAATGATTCATTGATAACTGCATAAACAGCCATAAATAAGATACCATATACAAATATTTTTGAAATTATTGTTTCTTTGCAAAATTTCAATCTTTCTTTTGATGTTATATAGTCATTATTCATGCTGTTGCACTCCATGAATAATCACCATTAATTGTTCTATTTACATGTACATTATTTTGAAAGTTATCTTTCATTTCACATATTTGTAAACGATCATTAATCCAGCTTTGCATCATAGAAAGAACTTGGTCTTTTACATCAGTATCATGATTCATTAGTAAATCTAGGAAGTGTGAGCGATCATTTTGCGGGACATCATCAATGTCTAAAGAATAACCATTGTCTAAACTTTTTTTGGAGTATTCTTTTATTAAACAAATATCAATAAATGAATTAATTTCTCTCATGGTCGCTCCTTAACCAATCAAATTAATATGAGTAGAATTTGAACTGACATCAATGTCAAATCCTGGAATATAAGAGTTAGTCTGAATTAACTCATTTTCATTCCATATCCACTCTTTACAGTTATGACAGAAAAAAGCTTCATTTTCAACACAATATACGGATTCACCATTACAATTTTCATGGATATACTCGTTCATATTTAAATCTCCACGGCTAGTTAGTTAATTTAATCTACTAGGATATTCTTACATAATCTTTCATATCATGCAATAGTTAATTAGGATATTTTTTCATAAAATTTAAAAATAAATTTGAAATTGTACAAATAAAAGGATAATCTCTTGATTGAAAATAAGATTTGGAAGGATGATGACATGCTTGTTAAGAATTTGATCAAAACCATTAGAGTTATCTGTAATTTGACACAATGTGAATTTGCTAAAATTGCTGATCTTGATCAAAATAGCGTTTCTTATTATGAGCGTGGAAAAAGAAAACCTGGTTTATCAGCGAAGGTTAAAATCGTCAACTGTGCTAACACATACGCGAAAATGAATATAAATGTCAATGATATAGACGATTAATACAAAATTTTTAAATGGACTTAAAAATGAAAAATTTTAATGAACAAATAAAACAATGGAATTTTACTCAACAAGAGATTCATCAACAACATATAGATTATTTAATAAATAATAATCAAAATTTGAAAAATATATATAAACCACTTCAGCCATCTAAATCATATATTAAATCAACTATAAACGAAGAAGATATCGTCGATGTCGAATTTGAAATTATTGATGATAAATTAAAAATAGGGAATGAAAAATGATTATTAAAGATCAAAAGTTAATAATTGAAAAAGCAAATGAAATTTCTAATAAATTATTGATATCTAGCAGTGATTTATCACAAGAAGTATTTTGTGATGATGACCCATCTGAAAATATATATTTGATAGTTCATGTAATTTCTTCTTTGCTTGCAAAAACATGTTTATCATTAGAAGAGCATGGTAAAACATATGATATAAAGGATTTTACTAGAATTAAGGCAAAAGAATGGATTGATCGAGTGGCTGATGAATATTTAGATCATTATAAAGGTATTTTTGATGAAAAAAGATAATTTTTTAAATTATGAACAAAAACAAATTAAACAAAAAATAATGGAAGATTTATTAGATTCTTTTAATAAAAATACGCTTAATAATTTGCATATATTTTCAAATGAAAATGGTTCTATAAATTCTCAAAGTATTCTTGATTTAATTGGCTCAATATTAGTTATGTTTAATAGAGAAATATTAACAAAATATATTATGATTTTTAATCTTGAACATCAACAAAATATTATTATGGATGATTTGTTTGATACTATTAAAAAACAAGTAAATGAATATTTTGAAAAATCAATGCAATAAATTTTATGGATAATATTTAATGAAAAATGAAAATATAAAGATAGTAGAAATAAGAGATCGTGCAACATTTATTCCGGCTTTTGCAATTAGAATGATTGGAGATTCTTTTGATGAAAGATATTTATTTAATCAAGCGGGATATCGACCTGACCCATGTATACTTTTAATTTCAATGCAAGCACCTTCATTTTCTGCGAGATATTCTGGCGACTGGAAACGTCACGAAAGAACAATGGGAACCGCCCATAAATGGATAGAAGAAAATTTTGATGAAATTAAAAATTGTCAAGTTATAGATGTTGAATATATTCTTAAAGAAGTTTCACAATCATGTAAAAGTGTGCGTGAAGAACAAATTGAAGAACGTTTAAATGGATGTGAGAATGAAGATGAACAACGTAAATTAGAATCAATATTTTCTACTATGGGACTTATTACACCAAAAGAATATCTTCTTAAATATGGCTCATATATTTGTATGATATGCGGAAAAAAGCGACTTAATAAATTTATTTCTGTTATAGCGCATGATAGACCTGACGGAACATCACAGATAAATGTTAAATTTTGTAATGATAATTCTTTGTGTATCGATAAAGCACATGTAAGTGAAAATTGGATAAATTGGCCTAAAAATAATAAAGAGAATTCAATATGACATATTTATATTTACTTCCTTCAATGATGTTTTGTGCATTGGGTGTAATCTTAACTTGTTTAGCTATATTTCAAGTGAGGCGAGAACGAAGAGATATTTTTATTCGCATGAATAATATAGAAGATACAATGGAAATATTAAAAAATCATTTTTGGGAATCTGTAAAAATACAAGGTGGAATTAACAAAGAATTTTTAAATAAAAATATTAAGATAAAGGAAGATTTATGAATGAAAAAGAAAAAGAATTTGAAAAGTTAATAGACGATGATTTGATAAATTTTCAAAAAGAAATAATTAATTTATTTTTGAAAATTCAAGATAAATATAGTGTTCGAGTTAATTTTGAAATTTATACTACTGTAATTTGTTTTATGATGGTAAATTGCATTAAAAATTTCAATATTGAAAATAAAGATGAATATTTAAATGATACATTAAATAAAGTTAAAGAAATAATTAACAAAAGTGATACATGTTTTAAGACTGAAGAATATTCACCTACTATAAAAAATACTAAATTAAATGATTAAAAGGATATATATTCAATGAATGAGATAGATGAAAAAATAATTCAAAAAACTCGAGATTTATTAATTCTTCTTGGTTGTGCAATGGGATTGCTTGGGAATCAAGATATAAAACAAACAGATAAAGAAACATATGACTGGTTGATCAAGAAAGTTGATGAAGTGTTTTATTTTGATAAAAATTCATCTTAAATGCCTTAATTTAAATCAAAGGCCGGTAATGTCTCTTACCGGCCATAAGGAATTCTATGAATAGTGAAAAATTTTTCCAATTATCGCAAAAAATGTCAAATAATTATCTTGAAATACTGGATTTAGTGCCAAATTCAAAACATTTAGGTTATTTAAGTGAATCAGCATTGATATTTGCAAGTTTTGTTGCTTTTGTTAATGATGAAATAAATGAGTCTCAGGAGTATGAAAATGATAAGTGAAGAAAATGATGTTAATTTTATTGAATCTTTAAGAGAATCAGTTAAAAAAGATTTAAAAATAGCATATCAAACAGGGTTTGTTAATGGAACTAATGATACCATTATAAAAATAATCAATATTCTTAACAATCATGATGAAAAAGCATTATTTAGTGTGCATAATTTCATACGTGAACTAAAAGATGAAATAGATGCAAAATTATAGGGGTAAAAATGAAACCATTAAGTGATTATGAGGTTATTGATTATCAAGATGAAACTATTAAACGAGTTCATTATGAAGATGAAAATGGATGTGAATTTGATAATATAGAACATTTTCTTCAATCAAAAATATTAGGTCACTGCGCATGTGGAATGCCGGATGATAATTTAAAATTAGTTCATGATATGTTAACTATTTATCAAGATTTTAGGGATAAAGACAAAGATTTAAAATTTCTTTCAAATGAAGCTAAGTCTACGTGGAATAAAAAAGAAGATGATTTTAAAAATTATGTCCATGAAAATTGGCAGAAATTTGTTTATTTCTTTTGGTATGTTATGAATGATAAAAAAATTATGGAACATGGAGGAAGTGTGCCTGGTTGGATTTGTGATGATAATTTTTTGGAAGCAATCAAACTTTGGCATAATGAATATGAAATGGAACAAAATATATGAATATATTTGATGATGAAAAAAAATTACTAATATGTGAAAATGCTGAAAAAATATCTAATTGTTATTTGATAATAAATAATTCTTTACCCGATGAGCATTATAGTTTACTTAATCTTTCTATATCGGTCGTTTATATGTCATTATTTATGGAAGATTTTAAAAAAAGCATTAAAATAAATGATTGTAATGAAATTAAAAGTGAGCATAAGATACGAGTTGATGAAATTAAAAAAGAAATACAAGATAATAGACGTATAATAGCTAATATATTGGAAAATCATTCAATAAATGAACATTTATTGCTTGCTGATATAGAAGATATACTTAACAAAAAGGGTTAGTAATATGAGAAATATTAAAAATCACCATACATCAATTGTTGATCATATATTAAATTTAGATAAAGAACGTAAAAGTCTAGTTTATGATTGGGATAAAGTTAAACCTGAAAATAGGAAAAGATTTGAAGAAATTCAGAAAGAACTTTGTGAAATAGATGAGATGTACATTAGTGGATAATAAATGGATAAGTGTTAAAGATAAGTTGCCTGAAAATAATCAAACTGTTTTAGTATGGTTTTGTTGCTTATATGCGGAATATAGAATATGTTTTTATTTTAAAAATTCATTTTATCATAATTCTATAAGTGATAAAAATTTATCAAAATACATCACATATTGGATGCCCTTACCAGAACCACCAAATAAATAAAAATTTAATAAATCAATAAGGAGATAAAAAATGGCAAGATATGAAGTGAATGAAGTGAATGAGTTACCTGATTATTTTAAAAATTACGTTCCATTACCAGATAACTTTTTATTGAATAGAGAAAATATGGAGGAAAAACCTAAACTTACACATGATGAATTTAATAAATTATTGTGCTGGTCTAAATAAAAAAATCCCACTTATTCTTTAAGTGGGATAAGTACAACATGCAAAATATAACAAACAGGACACTCATATGATTTTTTCGATCAACTTATTTTTAAAAAAAATAACAGATCGAAGTTGCGCACTATACTCCACGTTTGATTGAAATTCAACAACATTTGAAAAGTTTTTTTCTAAGTTATCTATTTCTTCACATAAAAAACATGCGATGTAGATTATTTCATTAAATTTTGATTTAATATCCATAGCTTTGTATCTCCCTGTAAGATGCAAGGTTAGCATGGCTTAAAGAGTAGTTGCTTTAAGTCATGCGCTTATTAAAATGATGGTATAAATATTATTCAGAAATATTATCAATAGTTAAAACATTTTCATATTTTTTAGATGAAAAACTTTTTTCAATGAATTCATATAAAAAATCACTTAGAGCCATATCTTTTTGTATACTGATTATTTTTAACTTCTTCCACATTTCATTCGAAACTTTTAAATTTATAAATCTAAAATTATCTTTAGACATTTTAAATCTCCCTGACGATTAAAATATATATTTTATATAAATTTAAAAAAAAATCAAACTTTTTTTTTATTAAACTTTATCCGACCTTGATTTTGAGATCATTGAGTATAATTTTTGATCTATTTTTTAGCGTAACCTGTAAAATTTATCGCACCAATGATGCGAGTTTTTGATAATATATTAAAAAATCCGACTCACCGAGTCTGAAATTGTTAATTAAAAGGTAGCTTATATGAACAATAATAATTCAAGTATTTCTCATACTCGATATATCCCCGTCCCCAACTGGGAGAAGCACCATGAATGGCCATCTATTGCAGGACTTCGTTATCTCATTTTTAAAAGACATAAGAATGGATTTGATCAATTTGGTGTTGTAAAAAAAATTGGCAAGCGCGTTCTTATCGATGAGGCTGCATTTTTTGAATGGATGTCAAATCAAGGAAAAAATAATAATGAAATTTAAAAAAGATAGTGGAGAATTATTTATGTAGGGGTTAACCTTGATGAGATACGGTTTTACCGTTAAGAGAAACTGCGCCCTGGGGACAAACCAGAGCGCATAAAGACAAAAAACCAGGTTCTCCTGAACCTATGCGCACCTACCATTATACGGTGCCATAGGATTTGGTCAACCCCTAGAATAAGGAATTTGTTGTGCAACATCATTTCGATATAGAAATTGCAAAAAAGTATGGCGTAAACGTTGCTATTTTTTTAAACAATGTTGTTTTTTGGGTTCAAAAAAATATAGCTAATAATAAACATTTCTATGATGGTCGATATTGGACATACAACAGTGTAGATGCCTATACCATGTTGTTTCCATATTGGACAAAAAGTCAGATTGAAACAGTTATAAAAAATTGCATAAGTTCTGATCTAATTTTGAAAGGAAATTACAATTCTGTAAAATATGACCGCACATCTTGGTATGCTTTAACTGATAATGCTCATAAGTTATTGAATATTCCCATTTCCGAAAAATCGGAAATGGAAAGCCGAGAAATCGGAAATGAATTTCTGAAAAATCGGAAACCTATACCAGATGTAAAAACAAATAATAAAAAACATATATACAACAGCGATGAAATTATTCTTCCTGATTGGTTACCTAGGGAGCTTTGGGATGAATTTAAACAGCATCGTAAAGAAATAAAAAAACAAATGACTAATTTATCTGAGAAAAAAGCTATACAAAAATTAATCGTTTTACATGAACAATGTAAAGATATTAACGAAATAATAAATCAAAGTATTATGAATGGGTGGACAGGACTATTTGAAGTGAATAAAAAAACAACAAATTATATTAATAAAAACATAAAACAAACAGATAACAATAATTTACGATGTACAGTAAAAGAATATGGTGCCGGACATCCAACTTTTGAAGCTAACAAGGAATGGGAGCTGAAACATGGAAAGCAGACGCATGGAAGTGATCTTACCGCAAATAAACTTAGGAGCAACGGTGTGCGCAAAGCTCAAGATTGTTTATCATTCTGATAAAAATTGGATAGATTGTTACAAAGATGTAACAATAAAGTTCAATGAACTTAAAAGAACGGCTAAAAAGTTTTATGTAGATAAGGATGACAAAGAAATACTGCAAGAACTGTGTAAATTTAATCATAGCGACATTATTGATGCGCTGGAATACAAGGATAAATGGGTATGTGTTAAAGTTGATTAAAGTTTAAATTTAGAGCTTTAATCATATGTGTTATTTAATATATCGCATATGAGTTCATATATAAAATTTTTATTACTATCTATTTCTATAACATTGAGAATAGGTTTAATATTTTTTTTACCATTTTTATTTGAAATAAAAGAAATACCAATAGCTTTTGGTGGATTTGTCATTTGATATTCAACAGAATAATATGATTTGTTCATTAAAAACTCATTATTACTGGCACGGCTGGATTCGAACCAACAACCAACGGCTTAACAGACCGACGCACTACCGTTGTGCTACGTGCCAAAAATGATAATTGGCGAGACTAACTAGGATTGTCCTAGCGTTAGGAACACATATGAATTGTGCTTGATATCGCGTATATCAACGTTAATCTCATTATGCCATTAAATATTGCTCTGGCTGTGTCTTCATCGTAGCCACCCTGGAAGACTCTACGCTACATTTGCATGTTTCGCCGCGTTACTGGTTCATCAGGCTATTTAATGGTGGCCTAGACCTATCTTTTCACCAAGAGCCGGATAGGAAACGCTCAAAAAATTCTTGTCTCTCTAGCCTGATCAGAAGTAGATTATTACAAATTAGCTCGCGAGTCATTTGTAAGTGAATCTAACTATAAGTAAACAGTAAACTATCGCGCGTACCATCGAGAGCCGTATAAATTATACGCATAGAAAGATATTTTTCAATATATCATTTAAAATATTTGATAAATATTGTTCTATGTGAAACAATTTAATGCTTATTAGGTCAATGAATGACATGTAATCATAACTGTGAAAGGATTTCACATGCTTAGCACCATTATTTCAACTAAAAAATATGATTTTTTTGCTATATTGCCATACCCCAAAAAAATAACCGTTAATTCCTACTGGAAAACTGGAAAAAATGGATTATATTCAAACCCTTACATAAAAACTTTTAAGGCATTAGTATGTAATGCAGTGAAAGATAGTATCTCATACAGAAATGTATCTTTTGGAAAAGAAAAAATAGGCGTCGCAATAAATGTTTACCCCCCAGATGACCGTATTCGCGACATCGACAACATCTTAAAGGCAACTTTAGACGCACTACAATTTGCTCAAGTTTATGAGAATGACTCTCAAATAATTCAACTTTATGTTGAAAAATTGGACAAAGTAAAGGATGGAAAACTTGAAATATTTATCAATAAGCTTCGTATTGTTTAAAAAAAATAAAGGTAAAAAAATGTTAGTGAGTCGTTGTTGTAAATCGTCTGTTCACGTAATTCATGATTATTATGTGTGTAATTCATGTCATATACATTGTAATACAATTGATTCATCAAGATTAGATACGAGTTCAATTATCTTTAACAGACTAGAAAAGGATGATGCTAATGATACCCTCAGACTTAGAAAAAGCTGTAAATTTGGTCAAGAAACACGAGCGATATAAACAATTTATTTATCCAGATATCAAGGGAAATTTGACAATAGGCTTTGGTCACAACTTACAAGCTAATGGTATGTCATTCAATATCGCTTCTTTAACTTGTGAAGAAGACGTTACTTTTTTTGTTACTAAGCTAGATTCTTTATTACATTTTTACAAATATTTAAGTGTTCCTCGCAAAGCCGTTTTAATAGATTTGTGTTTTAACTGCGGGGTGAATGGGCTCCTTCAGTTTAAAAAAATGTTAACTGCATTAGAAAAAAATGATTACGACACAGCAGCAAATGAAATTATTAATTCTAAGATAGCTCATGAGAGAGCCGTGGAAGATGCGTATATTATGAGGAGTAATGAACTATGATTCACATCCTGAGTCAGATATTACCTATAATTGAGAATGCTTCCCCCATCATTGCAGGCGCTCTAGGTTCGCCGATTGCTGGTATTGTTATTAATGTTCTTTGTAAAGCTTTTGATGCAAATCCAGGGGATGTGAACGATGTGGTATCAAAAATAGCAAGCAATGAAAATGCAAAAGACATTATTAAGACAGTCGAGCAGAATCATTTGCCGTGGCTAATGTCTGCTCTTTCTGTCTCTCGCTTATCTAATATAAAGGCATCTATTGACGTTAGCTGGGATACAAGCAAATAAATCATTCCTCCTTTTTATTAACTTGAATGAGATGATCGATTGGGGGATGATTATTTTTTGTAAAAATAATGTAATGCAAAAGTGTAATGCCTCTTTTTATAATATCCGTTCTATTTTCACCAAAATGATTCATTAGTTCATCAATACATTTGATGTCTTCTTTTGTTAATCTTAAAGCTGTCTGCGCTTTTGATGTGATCATTATTCAATTACCTCAACCTGATGTATAAAAAAATGCTCTTTTTCGTCTTTCATCGCTTCTCTCATTTTTTCTGCATCTTCTAAATTTTTAAATAATTTAAAATCTTCATACATATCAATTTCTCTATTATCCACAAATGTATAAATTTTCATTTCATGATTCCTTTTTAATATTTTTAAACAAAAAATCCACAAATATTTTTATCTAACTTTGTAATAGCTCGTCCAAGTAGTATGTAAGAGCATTTTTTGCCACGCGGTTTATACTGTCCATTTTTTCGAAGAGAAGCATAATAAATGCTTCCGTCTACTTCTTGAACAGTTAAAACTTTCTTATTATTTGAAATTTCTATAATGATACCGCCCCATTGATTACAATCTATGCAATAAGTAACAGGCATTCCTACATATGGCTTTGATTCATTCATTTTTCATACTCCATGGCTAGTGGGATTATGTAAGGATTAATAAATTTCAATCATCAGAATCATCTCTTTTAGTCTCCATATTTTTAATTAGTGATTCAATTTGTTTATCATAGGTTTCTATGCTTAATAAAAGCATTTTATTTATTATGATCCTAGTATCCACTAATGCTTGACGATATGATTGTTGTGTCATAAGCGCTATATCGTCTTTAGTTTGTTTAACATATTTCATTTCATATTCTCCGTAGTTTTTTAGTTAGTGTATAAGATCATCGTATCCCCAGCGGGATGCGTCGTCAACAATTTTACAACACTTTTATATAATATTTTTATGTGTATAATAAATTATCATTAACCAAGGAAGGGTATAAAAATGAAAAATGTTAAGAAATGTATTCAATGCGCTGGAAGCGGTATTGTGATGGGAATTGGCATGATTCAATGCGATTGTCACAATTGCAACGGCAAAGGAAAGGTAGAAGAAGCTATAGATGATATTGAATACTTAGAAGTAAAAAGCTCTGAAAGCTATAATAAAGCCATAGATCAAATTAAATCATTGGACTCATCTATAAGCGATGAAAAAGCAAAAGAACTATTCGATGAAGAGCTAAAGAAAATAGAAAAAGATGATAAGTCAAAAAATACAGAGAAAAAAAAGAAGGAGTAAATAATGCCAGAAAAAATAAAGACGGGTAGGCCTACCGATTATAATGATGAACTTGCAGATGAAATTGTTGATGCAATTGCAACAAGCAATAAAGGATTAATTACGCTTTGCAAAGAAAACAAGCATTGGCCATGCAGACAAGTTATTTTAAGATGGCGTTGGAAACATGAAGAGTTTCGCTACAAGTACGAGGAAGCAAAGAAGCAACAAGTAGAATTACTTGTCGATGAATGCATTGATATTGCTGATAATATTTACAAAGATGATATAATTTCGGAGGCTGGAAATGTGGTTTGTAATGCTGAATATATCAATCGTTCACGTTTGAGAATAGATACAAGAAAATGGCTTGCTTCTAAACTAGCACCTCGTATCTATGGTGATAAAACACATATTGATGCAACTATCAGGCCTGAAGACGCGCTTAAGGAACTTGAATAATGATATTTGAAGAAGCTTTAGCACTTATGCGTAAAGGTAAAAAAATTCGTCATCCATCAATGCCAGAAGATGAATATTATATGGCTTGTAGAGTTTCATTACATCCTGATATATCCGAACCAATCAATGTATGGGAAATGCCAATGAGCATTGTGTGGATGAAAAGTGAAAGAAAACATGACGACATGGGAATTGGCTCTCTTGATAAACTTCCAAAAGATTGGGATAAACCTTGTAAGCATGGACATTTGCCACAGATAAACTTACTTTTATTGATGCGTGATGATTGGGAGTTGGTAGAATAATGGAATTTATCGAAGTATTGCCATTTTTAATGCAGGGTAAAAAAATAAAAAGAGAGCAAGATGATTTTGCTCTTGAATATGTTGATACAGATTACGAAATTTGGATTGTTGGCGGAAAAGATAATAACAGTCCACTTTTTTGCTCATTTTCAGATTTCATCTTATCAGAAGATTGGGAGATAGTAGAATAATGAAATTTACTGAAGTATTACCATTTTTATCAAAAGGAAAAAAGCTAAAAAGAATAAATAGTGATTATTCAATCCAATATGTAAAAAAATACGATGAATTATGGATTCTTATTGGAAAAGATAATACCGTCTATTGTACTTTATCAGATTTTCTCTCATCCAAAGATTGGGAGATAGTAGAATGATTGTTGTATATTTTCTTTTATTAATTTCATGGTTATTAACATTTAGTGACCTCTATTCTAACCATAAAAGAGTCAATGAATTACATGAAAAAATAAATGGATTAAATGAACGCGTCTCTCAGGTTGTAGATATGATAATGCAGAAGATGGAAAATGAGTTCAATAAAAGAGATCAAATAGAAGAGGAATGATTGAGATGAAATCTAATTTAATTAATAAAATGTTTATATTATTTAGTATATACCTTCTTCCAATTTTTTCTTATATTTTTACATACGATATTGAATATTCTTTTTTACAAACAATTTCTGTGACTTGTTTATATTTTATACTTCATCTATATTCTGAAAAAGGTAGAGATTAATGGAAAGAGAAGATCAATTTAGTAATTTAGAATTATCAAAACGCTTAGAAGAATTGGGAGTTAAACAAGAAAGTTTGTTTTATTGGTGGGTGTGCGAAGAAAAAGCTCATACCTATATAAATTGTCCTGATTTAATTCCTAAAATAATAGATTGTAAACCTAAAAATCTATCTGGATATTCCGCCTTTACAGCATCAGAACTCGGCGCAATGCTTCCAAGTATCATTCCTACAGAAACTCCTACTAAACAAGATTTAAAAATTGATATATGTAAAGATATTAATAATAGATGGTTAACAGCATATTTTTATAATTTCAATTTACCTCCTAAAGTTATAATTATTGGTGATACAGAAGCAGACTCTCGTGCAAAAATGCTTATTTACTTAATCGAAAATGGATTAATAAAAAATGTCTAATTTTTATAAACTTAATAAAGATAAATCAGTTTCATTATGTAGCGCAGAAGAATGGAGTGATCAATATGAAGAAATGAGTAGAACAAAAACAAAACATGTTGCTAAGGATTTAATTGATAATAAAAGAATTTCTACTGTATGGCTTGGATTAAATAATAATTTCTGGGATGGCGCCCCTTTAGTGTTTGAGACAATGGTTTTTAATAGCGAAGATTCTCGTTATGAAATTTATTGTGATCGTTATTCAACATGGAAAGAAGCCGAAGAAGGCCATCAAAAAGCTATTGAATGGGTAAAAAATGGCTGTAAAAAGGATGATGATTAATGAACATATATCATATGATTCTTATTGCGTTTATATGTAGCTTATTTACGCCTATTACAAGTGCCAAGATAATACTTGGTTCTTTATTATTAATTATTACCGTTCTTTTTTTCGTATCAGATTGGATGAATATAAAATGACCATTTATATACTAGATGAAGACCTAGAAAAATCAGCTCAATATTTAGATGATAAGAGCCTTGATAAGCAGATTAAGGATATTTGTCAAGTACTATGTAATGTTCATCATATGGTAAAAGACGAGTTTGAAAAAGAAATAGATGAATGGGTTTCATGGACAAGAGATTGTGAAGTTAATCATATGCGGTTAGTTGAATATGGATTCATATGTCAAGATGAATATGATAAACGATTATTTATATTATGTGATGATACATGCAGTCAAAGATACATTAAATATTTATGTATATTAGAATGGGCAAGAGATAACATTCCTGATTTCCCTTTGTTTGAAAACAATAAATTTTTAGATGCACCGCCTTTTCCTCTCATAATGCCGTCAATATTTAAACACGGATTTAAACAATTCGACTGTGAACAAGGGATTGATTCGGTATTCATGAGATATCGAAGTTATTATCAACATAAGCTATCAAGTAAACCTATTATTTATTCAAAATTAAGTTCACGAAATAAAGATAGACAAACTAAATGGACTAATAGAAATAAACCAGATTGGATAAACTTATAATATATAAATTAAGGTCTAGTTAATGGATGAATTAGAGCGAAGCATACGCAGACGTTTAAGAGATGATTTTGTTCATTATGCAAAGAAATGTCTCAAGATAAGAAGCAAGTCTGGCGAGATACAGTCATTTATTCTAAATAAATCACAGGAATATATACATGAGTGCATTGAAAAGCAAAAAAGAGAAACTGGTCGAGTTCGTGCAATCATACTAAAAGGTAGACAACAAGGTTGCAGTACGTATATTGAGGGTCGGTTTTATTGGCGCGTTACACATCGTTTTGGTATGCGCGCTTTTATTCTTACTCATGATAATGATGCCACTAATAATTTATTTGAAATGGCTCAGCGATACCATGAACATTGCCCTAGTATTATTCGTCCTAATATCGAAGCGTCGAATGCGAAAGAACTGATATTCTCAGGTCTTGATTCTGGATATAAGCTCGGAACAGCAGGTAACAAATCTGTAGGTAGATCTTCTACTATCCAATTATTACATGGCTCAGAAGTAGCATATTGGCCTCACGCAGACGAACATGCAAAGGGCGTACTTCAAGCCGTCCCGAATGATGATGGCACTGAAATAATCCACGAGTCTACAGCACGTGGAACAAGTAACTACTTTCATGAACAATGGCAATTAGCAGAAGCTGGGCAATCAGATTTTATTCCCATATTCATTCCATGGTTCTGGCAAGATGAATATAGAAAAAAAGTAATAGAAGACTTTAAACTAGATGAGCAAGAAGAATTGTATGTCCATTTGTATGGACTATCAAAAGAGCAATTAAACTGGCGTCGAAGCAAGATAAATGATCTATCTGTTGGTGGCATGGATGGCATGAAAGCCTTCATGTCTGAATATCCATGCACGCCGAATGAAGCATTTATTATGTCTGGTGATGAAGCATTTATATCACCATCTAGTGTTCAAATAGCACGAAAATCCAAAGTAGAACCTATTGGACGATTAATTATCGGTATTGACTGCTCAACTACTGGTAATGATAGAACTGTGATCATAAGGCGTAGAACTAGAAAGGTTTATAAGATGCAAACTCATAGTAAGCGTACGCCAACTGAACTCACGAGCATTATTCATCGAATCATTTTAGATGAAAGTCCAGATGCTGTTGTATTAGATGGCAGTCCGGCTGGTGGTGGCGCCGAAATAAGAGATCGTCTATATGACCTTGGCCATAGTAAGGATATTGTAAAATCAATCCTTGGCAGCAATACGCCGCTCGATCAAAATACTTATTACAATAAGCGATGCGAGATGTGGGGACTAATGAAGCTTGATATATTAGATCAACCATACGAATTGCCTGATAGCGATGAACTAGAAGCTGATTTATGCGGAGTGATGCCATTAAATGACTCTAAAGACAGAATTAAGCTAGAAGGCAAAGAACAGATGAAGAAGCGTGGTATACGATCACCTGATTGCGCCGACGCCTTATCACTCACATATGCGTTCCCAGATGCATCACTTATTGAGCATACTAAAAAGAAATATCAGGAAATTGGTAAAAGTTTAAACAATAGTTTTGGTAGAATTGATAAACTTAGAAGGGAGGCATATAAATAATGAATGATGATTTTTTTGGGCGTCCCCATTTTATAAAAATAAAAGACAAAAGTATGGGCATTTATACAAAAGACATAAAAGATGCAGCCACGGAAATTGCTAATGAAATATCGAATATGATTAAAGCTGGATATGTTTGCATAAGTGGTGATAGTTATGGTAAGGAAAATGAAGAATGAATGAAGAACTAAAGAAAGAAATTTGTGAAATGATAGACAAGCAAATATATGATTTTATGGATAAAGACTATCATAGATGGCATACTTTATATAAATCATTTAAAGAAAATTTAGAAGATTATTACACAGATAGTAATAAAATTCATAGTGAGTTAAAAGAAATAAAAGAAATGATTTATCAACATGCAATTGGCGTTCAAAATGTATACAATGAGTTTGAGTTAATACAAGAAAAATTCAAAAGAACAAAAGCATATTATGATTCATTTGAAGTACAAGAATTTTACAGAACAATTTATAATTTTAGAAATGATATTGAAAATTTAATGATAAATTTTGTAGAAAATATTAGAAATAAGTACTAATATGATATAAGTTGTTTATAATATAACCTCTGCCAGAATGGATTCTGGTCAAGGAATGCACATGGAAGTTGCACAAAAGCATCAAGACCATCTTGAACGCATCAAAACTAACGTTAGACGTGCGCATGATTATTTTCAGCCGAATTATGATCGATACAATGAATTTAGACGCTTCGTATTTGAATCATCTCTAAGTGATGCTGATATCACGCTATTGATGACACTTTCACATCCTCAGATTGAATTTAACGTATTAGAAGCCTATATCTCACGACTCCTCGGCGAATTTAGCAAACAAGAGCCGGATATCGAAGTATCCGCAGATGATCAAAACAATGCCGACCCAACAACGATAAAGGTTGTAGAGCAACACCTTCGCCACACGTTGCTTGATTCAGATAATCATCATACAAAATATGAAGTCTACAAAGACGTATTGAGTGGTGGTTTTAGCACGCTGAAAGTGATCACTGATTATGCAAAACCAATGTCAATGCACCAAGTCATCAATATTGAACGTTCATATGACCCTACGTTGTGTGGCTTTGATCAACTTGCTAAATTACCGCACAAAGGGGATGGGAGATTCTGCTTTGAATTATTCCCAATGGATAAAGAAACTTTTGAAGAACAATATCCTGATATCTCACTTGATACTGTGAATTTTACTCGTCAATTCTCTGGATTTAGCTGGTCGTATCTAAACGATAATACACCGACTTTAATTGTATGTGATTACTACGAAAAGAAAAAAAGAAAAGTAAAGATAGTACAAACAACTGATGAAAATAAAACAATGACCCTGCGAAAATATGAAGAAATGGTCAAAAATTGGCAAGATTTTAGTATGCCGCCTGGCATCGTCGGTAAGCCCAGAATGACAGAACTCGAAACAATATGCCGCTATCGATTAATAGAAAATCAAATAATTGAATACGTAGAAACCGATTTCACGTACTTGCCATTGATTTTTGTGGATGGTAATTCAGTGATGATCAAAACGCCAAAGAATGGCAATGTAAGACAATTTACTAGACCCTATGTTTATCATGCTAAAGGCGCTCAACGCTTAAAGAACTATTCGGGTATTGCATTAGCCAATGAAATTGAGAACATTGTTCAGCATAAATTCATGGTTGCTAAAGAGGCATTGCCCAAAGAAGAAGAGTTTTTACAATCATATAAGGACATTCAGAAAGCCAATGTAGTTGTATTCAATTCAGTATATGAAAATAACCCCAATCAACCTATTGGTAATCCAATTCGTGAGATAGCAAAAATTCCTGCACCGCCAGAAATAATTCAAGCATTCACGGGGTCTGATTCATTAGTTCAAAATATTTTAGGTAGTTATGATGCGTCACTTGGTATAAATAATAATCAGCTTTCAGGAGTTGCACTTGTTGAAGCGGCAACACAATCAAATGCGGCTGCGATGCCATATATCGTGGGATACCTTCAAGGCTATCAACGAGCAGCTCAAATATACGTCGATTTAATGCCAAAGTACTATAAAACACCAAGAACATTGCCGATTATGGATAAAGATGGTACAAAATCTTATATAAAGATCAATACACAAGATGGTATGGATATGAATTTTGATGGAAATTCATTGAATGTACATATCAAAGCCGGCGCTTCTTTCCAAGTTCAAAAATCACGCACGATCATGATGGTCAAAGAAATGATGGGAATGTCACCATTATTTGCACAGTTTATTGCTGAAAAAGGATTGCCATTTGTTCTGGATAATATGGAAGGCAAAGGAATTGATGAATTAAAGAGCATGGTAGATTCATGGCTGCAAGAGATGCAGAAACAGAAAGAGCAAGCTATGCAAGCTCAGCAAGAAGAAATGAAAAATAATCCTGCTGCACTGAAAAATCAATTAGCAACTCAAAAAATGCAGTTAGATTCACAGAAAATGCAAATGGATGCTCAAAAGAGTCAACAAGAATTGATGAGGGATATGGCCAAGCTTAAAAATGATGAGGCGAAAATAATGGCTGATCTACAGCAATCAAAAGAAGCTAATTTAGTACAGATTGTAAAAGCAAATACTGAACGTTTTTCTAAGCAAATTGATCTGCAATTGAAAGAAAAAGATATGAAGCATAGGCATTTTAGAGAAGCCATTGAGACACATCATAAAGTTCATCAACCCGTAAGAGAGAGTGCTTAGCATGAAAATTACTATCGGTAAGATATTTACTAATCTTCATAATGAACCATTATTAGTTATTGATATTCCTGGAGTTGGTATTTTACCAGTTAAAAAAAATGATAAAGAATCTTTTAGTTATATTGATTTAACGACTAAACAGTTAAAAAAGTTAAGAAGCATGATTAATAAGGAGCTATCTAATGGGCGATCAAGTGAAAGTGACATGGAATGACTTATATGACGCAACTCAAAACGAACTCAAAAAAACTTATAAACTTAGTGACAGACAGCTTGAACAACATGTACGAAAACATATGGATGGGGCTGATGCTAAAGAAAGAAGAAATTTGTACGAAAGTGTTTATGGTAAAAGAGCATAAAGGATAAATTATTATGCCATTTAAATCGAAAGCACAAGCTCGTTTTATGTTTGCTAAGAAACCTGAATTAGCAAAAGAATTTGCCGAAAAAACTAAAAGCATTAAATCATTACCTCAACATGTTAGGGAGAAAAAAGAAATGGAAAAAAAATCACATCATCATACAAAGGCTGTTCATCATATGGAAAAAGCCGCTCACCTTCATGAGAAGGCAAAACATCATATGGAACAGGCAAAACATGAAAAAAAGGAAAAAGTTCTTATTAAAAAGTTAAGTAAAATGCACAAAAATAAATAAGGATTATAAATATGAATAAGCCTAAAAAGTGGATACAGGGTGCCATCAAGCATCCTGGTGCTTTACGAAAAGAACTACATGTGAAGAGTGGTGAAAAAATTCCTGCTAAAAAATTAGCTAAAGCCGCTAAATCAGGTGGAAAACTTGGCCAGCGCGCTAGATTGGCTGAAACATTGAAAAAGATGAAAAATAAATAAGGAATTTTTATGACACATTTTTATCCTATTTCAGATCAAGAAATAAATGAGTTATTTGAAAATAATGAAATTACTAAGTCTATATTAAAACGTTATGAAAAACGCTTTGAGCAAATTGAAGAAGGTCATTATCTGAGAAATAAAATAAATTATAAGAAATTCGATGAGTTAAATTCACAAATTAAACGATGTAATGAAAGAATAAATGAGTTAGAGGATAAACTTAAAAAATTGGAAAATGAAGAATCAGATGATAAATGTGATACTAATGATGCCATTACTAATCATAAATATATAATATCAACGATGTTATTTTAAATTTAATGTAAATCAAAAGGAGCTTGAAAATGAAGAAAATGAAAGAGTCAAAAAGTATGAAAGGTGGCATAGGTCGTGTTAAGCAAGAAAAAGGCGAAAAAGGTAGAGTTGGCGAACCAGGTAAAATGGTTGAAAAAGGTTCTGCAAATTGGAAAAGAAGTGGCGGGATGCTTACGCCAAGAAAAGGCTAGTTTAAATTAATTTAAATTTTTACGTTTTGAGAAGGATTTCATCATGTCTATTGTTCAATTACCCGTGGGGCTTGCTGCTCAAGTAGGAATTGACCCTGCCACAAAAAAAATGGTTGTTACTGATAACTTAACTACAATTACTACTGCTGGCTATCTAAATAGTGGTAACTTAGAAGGTTATTCGTTATCTCCAAGAGATGTATTGGAAGTTTTGTATTCATATAATGTTACTACTAATACTGGTACTTTCGGTATATTCACAGTTTCTTTATCATCGAACGTGATCACATTGGTTCCATATACTACGGTTTTAAACAAAGGTACTGCGACGATTTCTGGTACTCCAGGAACCGTAACGTTAAATAAGCAGGCTGGTGTATTGACCACCCCATCGCTTACGACGGCTGCTGGTTTTACTTATGTAATTACTTTAACCGATAGTTATATTTCGTCTAACTCTGTGATTGTGACTACGTATGCAGGTGGTACAAATACCGTGACTAATCTAGCAATCTCGGCGGTAGCTGGGAATGGAACAGCGACAATTACCATCTTTAACCAAGACCCGCTTTCCGCATTCAACGGAACGATAATCTTTAGTTTTGCAATATTTTAATATTTAAAAAATATTTCAATAAATGCTTGACTTTTAATTTCGTGGTCTCCATATATAATATATATGAACATATTTAATATTTATGAATATAAAATATGTCATTCGTAGACCTGTGACGGATAGCAGGGAAGTTTTATTACCGTGACGGGGCAATAGTCTTCGCAGTCATGCGAATTGGATAAATGACCGAGACTCGTTCGTTAGGCGAGGCATTACCGTGACGGGGAAATAGTCAAGGACGACATATGACAGAGATTCAAAATGGAATGAGTCAGAATCAAGAAGTATCTAACTCGCAACCTTCTTCGTCAACGCCTGCACCGGCACATCAAGTGTCGAATCCAGCGCCAACCGAAGAAAGAAGCTTTAGGCAATCAGAAGTAAATGATATTGTTAAACGTGCCAAATCTGATGCTGTGGAAACATACAGACGTGTGCAAACAGAGCAACCAGAGTATGCACAACAGAAATATGGTGAACATGTTAAACATGACACTGTAGGTTCTCAAAACTTTAACGAAGACACTTACAGAAAGATTGCAGCAGAAGAAGCAAAGCGCCACATGGATTCTGTAAGGCAGGATGCTTTACAAAAGAACCAAGATGAAATGGCGAAAAGGACTGTACAAAACTTCTTTGCTAAGACTTCAAAAGGGCGTGAGAAATATGATGATTTTGACGCCGTCACTGGTGATGTTGATTTATCTAAGTTTCCTAGTGTTGTTCAGTTACTAGGTGAAGTAGTTGAAAACTCAGATGATGTTTTCTATGAGTTGAGCAAAGATAGAATCAAAATGTCTCAGCTAGAATACTTAGCTGAAAGATCACCGAATGACGCTATTGCTGCGGCTAAAAAATTATCTCAATCAATTAAAGATAATTATGATGCCTCAAAAGTAAGATTTCCAAATGAACCTTTAAGTCAAATGCGGCCTTCAAATACCGGAACGGGTAATGGTGTTTTGTCGGTCAAGGACTATAGAGCAAAATATAGGGTCTAAGATATAAGACAAGCAACCATCATCCGACTTTAATGGATTAAAGAAGGAGTTTTTGAGATGGCTGTTTTTCCTAATAATACTTTGCAACAGGTTCAAACATATCAACGATCTTCGCTTGGGTTATTACTTAACTTATGCGCACACATTTCTACCGCAAATACAAAATTCAAAGATTTCGAACGTATGACGGCAAATTTGGGAAGTACAGTTACGTTTGACTTGCCGCCACGTTTTACTACCACAGCAGGTTTAGTTGCATCTTTCCAAGCTGCTAATCAGCGCGTATTACAACTTGTTGCTGACCAAGCAAATAATACCTCTTTTGCTGTTACGTCACAACAACGTATATTCAACTTAGAAAAGGGTGAAGAAGATTATATGCGAGTATTTGGTAAATCAGCTATTGCAGAACTTGCAAACTTAGTTGAATCAAATATTGCATTAAACTGGGTGTCGGGTGTTGTATCTCAAATCGATGGTTCAACAAATACATTCTCAGGACCATATCGTTTCTTTGGTGATGGTTCTACGAGTATTACAAGCTATCAACAATTAGCTCAAGCTGTTATGTTCTTCAAGAACTATGGCGCAGTTGCAGAAGGTATGAAATTTTATCTTCCGGATACCATCATCCCAGCAATCGTTGGCAGTGGTTTAAATCAATTTGTACCGCAGCGTAACGATGAAATTGCAATGTCTTGGGAAGTAGGTGATTTTGGCACGCCTTTAGTTCATTACTATCAATCTAACTTAATGCCTATTCATGTATCGGGTAACACTGGCGTGAATAATCAAACATTAACTGTTGTTAGTACAAATGACCCAACCGGTAATAATGTAACGCAAATTACTGTAAGTGGCGCAACAAGCTCCGATGGTAATGCGGTATTCAGTGGTGATTTATTCCAATTCAGAGACGGTGTTGCAAATCAGCCTAATATGCGTTCATTGACTTTCATCGGTCATGTGCAATCTGCAAACCCTGTACAATTTAGAGCAATTGCAAATGCAGGAGCAAATAGTTCTGGTAATGTGACAATTACCATTAGTCCAGCACTAAATTGGGCGGGTGGTGCAAATCAGAACTTAAACAATCCTATTGCTGCTGGTATGCAATTGTTAGCGCTTCCATCGCATAGAGCGGGCGGTATATTAGGTGGAGATGCAATGTTTATTGCACTTCCTCAATTACCTGAACAATCCCCATATGACACAGCAAACGAATATGACCCAGAAACTCACGCATCCCTGCGTTTAACCTATGGTTCTTTGTTCGGGCAAAATCAGACCGGCATGATTTACGATGAAGTGCATGGTTCAACGATTGTACCTGAATATGCGATGCGTTTAATTGTTCCTTTGTCACAAGGCTAAAGTTAGTAAATGAAAGAGGCATTATAAAAAGATGCCTCTTAATACTGATAAAACGATTTAATTTAAGAGGGCATTAAAATGGCTACTGTAACATCTCAAAACTCCCCAATTTATTCTTTACCACATCTTTATATTAGCGGAATGAATATATCAAATGCTTCAAATACGGTAATTGCAATTGCACCAGGTCAATGTCGTGATATGAATGATAAAATTGATATGCCAGTTGGTTACTCAAATTTACAAGGAAATGTTGTACCAGCAACTTTAAATTTAAATTATATACCACCACTTTTTGTAAATTCTGCGGTTGTTGGTGCAAATGGTTTAGATGCAGGTACTTTAGCAGCAAGTTCAAATTATGGAGTATGGGTCATTGGTGATTCGCGTGGTTATCATCCTGTTGCTGGCATTCTTAGCTTAACAAGTAATGCATATCCTTTGTTACCGTTAGGCTATGATTCTCTACGTTTGCTAGGATTTGTTGCAACTGATGCTTCAACGCATTTCACTGTAACACCAAAAAATGCGGTAAATGAAAAAGCATTCTATGTTTTACCAGAAGCGTCGGTTTTGGCGGCTGGAAATGCAACCACATTCACTGCAATCGACTTATCAACGCCCATTCCTACCACAACAACGACTAATGTTATTGCTTACTTAGATGTTGTATTTACTCCGGCAGCTATTGGCGATTACGTGCAATTTAGACCAACTGGTAGCTCTGCAACTGGTGGATTGGTAACAATCGTCGGTATAGCTGCTGGTATTCCTCAACAGCAATACCAACAAGTGGTTTGCGGTGTTGGTGCTAGTAAGCCAGAAATTGATTATCTAGTAAGTAGCTCAAGTGATGCAGTAACCGTTTTAGTTAGTGGTTACAGCTATAATGCGACGGCAACTTAATATTGAGGAGTGTGTCTCATGGCATATACTGCACAGACACTTATAACTCGATCATGGTATTTATCAGGAATTGTCGCCCGAAATTTGCAAAATGTTTCGGGTGATCAAATTAATGATGGTTTGATGTTGCTTAATGCTTTATTAGATTTCAAGCAAATTGAAACTGATTTAATACCATACTGGACATATGTTGAATTGCCCGCAGATGCTGGACAGGAATTTTATTTCCTTCCAAGTATTGCTGAAATTGAATCGGTAACATTCAATATTGATCAAGTTAGATACCCTATGGATTCAACATCAAGAAGATCATATTATGGCTCAGGTCGAATTGATAATATTCAAACGCTACCTTTTAACTGGAATTTTAACCGCAGTTTAGGCGGTGGAAATTTAGCATTATATTTTTTACCTGAAAGTAATTATCCATTAAAAATAATGGCTAAGTTTTTTTTAACAGATGTTTCATTGAATACTGATTTAACAAATATTACTTCTACTTTGCCCTATACATTCATAAATGGCTCAAATGTAGGTTTTGATACGTCATATATTGAGTATTTGCGTTACTGTCTTGCTCAATATATGTGTTCTGAATATGGGATACAGTTTAACCCCGAATCAGAAGCAATCTTAAATAAGATGATGAGAAAGTTGATGTATATGTCACCACCTGATTTAAGCAATATAAAAACAAGCATATTGACTCAAGGTACGGGTATTAATTTCGGTGATATAAATATCGGGAAGGGATGGCGCCCTAGTTAATTTTTAAAATTATGTTCCGTAAGGAATTTAAATGATAAACAGAAGTAATCGATTTAAACAAGTTGAACTTAATATCGCTGGTTCAAGCGTGTTTGGTCGTTACCCAAAAATTGACTCTGAAAAAACATATAATATGTTTATAAGTGATGGCTGGATTGTTCCATATGCCGGATATCAAACAGCAGTATCTGCATATGATTTAGGTATGGGTGCAAATCCTGGGAAAAAGGGCAGAGCAATCCATACAAGTACAAAATTAAATAAGTTAATTACAGTTATCGATAGCAGAGTTTATTTAGTTGATATTTTCTTTGATCAAAATATTCAACAAACGTTTGACACAAGTGAAACATTAATTGGAAATTTATTAACAACATCTGGAACTGTTTATATTGCTGAAAATAATAAACCCCAGGTTTTGATTTCGGATGGTATATCGTTATATTTATATGATCAGACATTAACGCCACAATTTCAACAAATAAGCACCACCTTTAAACCTGGATTTATAGATTTTCATGATACTTATTTTTTATGTGCTGCATCAGAAGATTCTTTCTATACGCCTCCCGCAAACAATACATGGCGTTTATCTGATTCTAATAATGGTTTGTCATGGCCGGATGATTCTGCACATATAGGATTGATACAAACAAAACCAGATGATACGCAGGCAATTGTAAGATTTCCGTCACGTGGAAATATGATTTTAGTAATGGGTAAAACCGTAACGGAATCTTGGTTTGATCTAGGTTTGCAATTATTTCCATACCAAAGGAATACATCTTTTAACATTGATTATGGCTGCATTAATCCTGCAACTGTTGCTGCTACTGATGAAATAGTTGTTTGGCTTGCTCAAAATGAGAAATCAGGGCCGATTATAGTTTACACAACAGGTCAAATGCCTGAGAAAATAACAACAGATGGTATTGATTATTTATTTTCACAATTAAGTAATCCAGAAGATTCTCAAGGATTTATATATCGGCAAGATGGACATTTAATTTATCACATAAATTTCTACACGGATAATTTATCATTATTTTATGATTTTAATACAAAGAAATTTTATCATGCAAGTGATGAAAATCTTAACTATTTTATAGCCAATGAAGTTGCATTTTTCAATAATCAATATTATTTTGTAACTAAAAATAACGGAAATATTTATGCTTTTGATACAATATTTAATACATATGATGGTAAAGAAATTCCAAGAATAAGAGTATGTAAAAATATTAGATTACCATCGCAAGAATATTTTATAGCTAATGATGCAGGATTTACAATTGAACAAGGTGAAATTCCATATCAACAACAAAGTTTAGGAGATGCCTTCTTTATTACGGAAGATGATAAATTTGTAATAACCGAAGGCGATGACATATTTCTCGTTACGGAATTAGGTGATTTTCTTGAAACAGAAAACGAAAATTTATTACTTTCTGAACAACAGGACGTTGATTCATTTGAATACCTTATATTTGAACAAGAATCTAATACGGGTACATCTGACTTATCTTTGCCACATGTTGATTTATCAATATCAATGGATGGCGGCCAGGGATTTAGTAGCGATTTTCCATATTATTTAAACGCGCCAGGATTACGAAAAAATCGCTTGATGTGGTGGCAGCTTGGTGCATCAAATGATTTAGTTTGTCAATTCAAATTTTGGGGTTTAGGACGATTTGTAGCAACTAACGGAGTTTTAAATATAAGACAATGACAACGCAATCAGTACAACAACAAGCAGTTTTTCCTGATTTACCAAGAAATCAACCTCTTGTTGATAAAGATGGAAATATGAATCAATACTGGATTTTATTTTTTCAAAATTTAGTTGCTGCACTTCAAAATAATTTTTCAAACGAAGGTATAAAAGTACCTGCGCAAACTGCCACTAATATATTAAGTTTAACTACTTCTCTTACAAGTGAAACAAAGCGTGGAAGTATTGCAAATGTACTTTATGACTCAACAAATAATGCGTTTAAAGGAAATGTAAACGGTACATGGAAAACATTTACATTGACATAAAAGGAATTAGAAAATGCCTAATTATGATGATATAGAAAGATTTGGCCTACCCATCGGCAAGGGAAGTGCTGGTGATAAGTTATGGAATATGTTTGATAACTATGAAAATCCTGCTGAATCGGCAATGCCATACATGAATGAAATGCCAGGTGTGCTGGAACATTACATGAATCCATATATTGAACGTGGAAATCGTGCAGGTGATATCGCAGAAGGTCAATATGGAAATCTTACTAATGACCCTGGCAGCGTTCTTAACAAGATAGGCGCCGGATATCATGAATCACCTGGTTTTAAATTTGCATTACAGCAAGCATTGCAAGGTGCTGGACATGCCGCGGCAGCAGGGGGCATGGCAGGCTCACCACAGCATGAACAGCAAAATATGGAACTAGCGACCAATCTCGGCAATAAAGACTTTGGTGACTGGATTAGTCGCGCATTAGGTCTATATGGTCATGGTTTGGAGGGTGAGCAATCACTTTATAATACTGGCGCTCAAACCGGTGTTGGACTTGGTCAAGATTTAGCCTCCATATTAGCCAACAAAGCTAAATTAGCTTATGAAGGTCAAAATGCTGAAAATCAGCATGAAGGTGGCAAATGGGGTTCAATTCTTGGTGCTGGCACCAGCTTAGCCTCGGCATTTTTATAGGAGTTTAAATTATGCCTATTCAATTCCCTGATTTTCAAAGAATAAGTTTTCAAGAAGCTAACCCTTTATTGACTGGATTTGCAACGGGGTCTAGCGCACTTGCTAAAGCATTAACTGATTATCAAACGTCGAGAATAAATAATCAATATAAGCAAGCATTATCAAAATATTATCAAAGTCCTGCATTACAAGAAAGAGGGCTGACAAATGTTGGTAAATCATTTGTTGAAGCACCGATTGTCAGATCAATACTTCAAAATTATGGAGCAAATCAACCAAATCAACCAAATCAAGAATCGCTTTATAATGATAATGAGAAAAATATTAATGCAAATCAAAATATTCAAGATAATCAAAATAATTATAACCCTGAAAGCGGTGAAGATGATATTTCAAATGCGTATCAATTATCCAGGCAAAAACAAACTACGGATTTAGATACAAGAAAAAGAAATTTATTTGCTACTAATATTGATAAAACTACAAAGTATATAAATCCAGAGCATTTATTTTCTTATAGTGGTATAGGTGGTCATATAAAAAAAGCTATAGATTACGGAAATGCTAGCCAAAATAAACCTAGTGAAAGATTTCAAAATTATCAAAAAGCATTGACGGCAGCTCAATTATTAGCAAAACAAACTAGGCAATTTTATGGTGCATCTATAACACCACAAATGGATAAGCAATTGAATGATTTGGTAAATCCTGAATCTTGGGTTTTAGATAAAAATACAGCAATTAAAAAATATAATCAATTGATGGATATATTGAAAAATGAAACCGGAACTTATAGGCAAGCATTAAAATCTCGTAAAGCTTATGAAGAACAGCCGCAAAATCCAATTTCAAAAGAAATAAATAATAATAAAAACGGTGAAGTAATTAGAGTTTGGAATCAAAAAACTAGGAGAATAGAATAATGCCTAAAAAGATAAGATTACCAGACAATAGTATTGTAAAATTCCCAGAAAGTATGTCTGATAATGAAATAGAAAATCAATTAAATATTTATTATTTATCAAAGAATAATCCAGATATTAATAATAATTCTGATTTAGTAAGTAATTTTTTAAAATCCACTAAATCGGTTAATGATTTAAGTATGATGAAACAAGGTTTAAATACTCCTGAAAAATTTGGTAAAGCTGCATTAGAAGCCGGCGGTGGATTGGCATCGGCTTATCAGCCCGAATTAATAGCAGCAAAAGGATTAATTCCATATTTATCAAATGCTGCGGGTAGAATTGGTTCCGGCGTTGCCAGTAGTACAGCTATGCAAATGGGTAGGGAAGATAATAAAGAATCTCTTCCAGAATCATTGGAAAATAATTTAAAATTTAATTCTATTTTGGAGGCGGCTACATCTCCACTTCATGCCATTTCTGGAATAGCAGAAATGATAAAACCATTGAAATATACAAATGAAAAATTAAATGACATAAAATCAAATTATCAAAATGTTGTTGATAAAGAAAGAAAACAATATCAGCCAGTTATGGAAAAATATGGTGATGAAAATTTAAATTCAGATAAATATATTAAAATGTATGATAAATATAAAGATTATGTTGGACAAAAAGTAAAATTTTTACATGAAAAATTCATTGAAAATCCTACTATAAAGAATGCTCATAAATTACAAAGTCAAATGTTTTCTGAAATGATACCTTTATATAAAAATAAATCATTAGATGCTATTGGACAAGATAGATTGTTTGCATTAGAAAAAAGCAGAGAATCATTAAAAAATGATATTCTAAATTCATTAGAATCTCATGATAAAGATGCTAAAAATTCTTATTTAGAAGGTGCAAGAATTCATAAGCAAGAAAGAATGCCTTATTTGTCATCTCCAAAATTAGCAAATATTGTTGAAGGAAATGTTGAAGAAATAGAACCTAATAAATTAATAAACGCTATTAAATCCTCTAAAGAAAAGAAAAATATACCTAATGAACATTTTTTATCTAATACATTAAATGATATAAAAAATAAAGTTTCTATGGGAAAAGCAATGCAATATGGATTACCAATTGCCGCTTCGACTGTTGGTGGTCATATGATTAATCCGATTTTAGGTACATTGGGAGGAATTGGGGCGGGCACATATTTAGGGCAACATGCGATGCCACAATTAGTGAAAATGGCTCAAAATCCTTGGATTATTAAACAGCTTCAAAAGGCAAGTCCAGGATATTATAGTGCTGGACGACAACTAATTGGTAATAATGATTTAAATCAATAGCAAGGAATGTTATTGCTTAATATTTAGAAGGATGCCAAGGAATGGCTATTAATACAAGTTTACTCATTGCAGCGCCAATGCTGCAAGATTATCTCGTTGACAATGCTACGGGCTTGCCATTGGCTGGCGGTACAATCACACTTTTTCAAGATAATAGCAGAACCACTTTAAAGAATTGGTATTATCAAACAGGCATCCCAGGCAATTACACTTATATAACATTGCCAAATCCATTAACTTTAAGCTCTGTCGGAACTATTACCGATAATAATGGAAATGACACAATACCGTTCTATTATCCTTACGATGAAACTGACAATTCAAATATTCAAACTTATTATATAATTGTTAGAAATTCTAACGGTCAGCAACAGTTTTCGAGACAAAATTTTCCATTTTTAGGTAAAGGAAATATACCAGCTCAAAATTCTGGTGTGACAAATAAAAACTTAATTGTTAATAATGCTTTTTTTAGAAATATTGGCTCAGTTAATATTTCATCAACCGACACGGTTTTAGTTCCCAGTCAGCATGAAGGTTATAATTCATCAATGGCTGACATGCACTTCATAAAGAACACAACTGATGCTATGGATTCTGTAACATTTTATCCTTTTGTCTCGCCACCTGCGGCCACTGCTTTTGATGATCAAGTATTATCAAATGATGTTACGCCAGAATTTTACATGAATTTAAATTGTACTGGAATTGGAACGGAAACTTCTAAATATTTACAAATTCCTTTAGCATTGCACTTAAAATCATTAAGTGGTTTTACGAATGGAACATTTGCAATACAGGCAATGAATTTAAGCGGAAATATAAATAATAAAATAAAAATTTCATTATATACATATTATGGGACGGGAGCTGTATCACCTTTGCCAATAGTTGAAGAAACATTAAGTTTAACAAATTCATGGACAAAGTATTTAATTAGCATCCCCATTCCTACGGCTCAAAATTTATCATTAGGTATCGGTGGAGATGATGCTTATTTTTTACAAATAAATTATCCAACAGCCGTGACATGCGATATTAACATTGCATTGCCATCATTTTATCTTAGCAATACTATTCCTGTTAATGATTTCGTTCCTTATGATCAAATTGCATCGACTATTAATAATGCAAGAACTGGCGACGTAAGAACGAGTTTAAATGTATTTTATCCTTTTGGCTGGGTTCCTATGAATGATGGGACGATTGGTAATTCATCATCAAATGCTACTGCAAGGGCAAATATAGATACTTGGCCATTATTTAATTTAATCTGGTCTACTTTTAGTTTTCTTGCTAATGCAACAAGTATCATACAAATTTATACAAGTGCGGGTGCGGCAAGTACATATGGAGCATCAGCAATTGCTGATTTTTCTGCTAATAAACAAATTTCGTTAACAAAAGTATTAGGAAGAGCACTATTAGGTGGTTTAGATAATAGAGTAGCTGGTGATCAAACAGGCCAATCTATTACAGGTTATGGAGTAAATATATTAAACGTTGCTTCTACATCAATATTCTTTACTGGTGTTCCAATTATATTAACTACTACAGGTGCTTTACCGACTGGATTAGTTGCCAATAATGTTTATTACGCAATTGTAATTTCAAGCACTCAAATATCTTTAGCCGCTACCTATTCTGATGCTATGGCAGGAAATGTCATTACATTCCCAGGTAGTGGTACTGGAACGAACTCCATTTTTACTTATTTAACTGGTACTTTCACTGATGAGTTTGCTCATACTCAGCTAATTAGTGAATTGGCAAATCATAATCACCCAGGATCAACTATGCCTTTTGTTAATACTATTAACCAAGCTAGTATTGGCGGAACTACATTACCGACATCTAGTGGTAATACTTCTATAGTGGTTGCTGCACAAGGTGGTGGAACTGCATTTAATATAGTTCAAAAATCAACATTTTTTAATATGTTTATTAAACTTTAGTTATAAGGACATAACTTATGAGTACTCAATTAAACTTCGGTAGAGACGTGCAAGGATTTAATGCTTACGCACCTCAATTTTCTACAAATAGATATTCAGCTAATTTATTATCGACTGGAAATTCTTCTGTAACTATTCCTTCTAATTTCGGAAGATGGATTGCATCATTTTCTTACCAACCTGGAAGTACAATTTGGGTGGCTTTAAATACAAGTGCAGCGCCTCCTGTTGGAAATTCATTTGCACAAAATGTATCAGAATTAAATCCCGCATCAAAATCAGTTAAATCTGGTGATGTAATAAATTTCTATAATAATGGTTCTGGTGCTTCTGATGTTGGAGTAACTTTATATGCAGTTTCGCAATAACGACATAAATATTGATAATTTTAATTTTTCTGTTGATAGCATTTTTACTGTCATACAAAAAACGCCTGGAACTAATGTTCCACCTACTGGTGATGCTTTTTTATTATTAGAGGGTGATAACTTTTTATTGTTAGATGGAACTAATTTTTTATTATTGGGATAAGGATTTAATTATGTCAAAAAATATTAATCAAATATTCACTGCAAACCCTGCTACAGCTATGTTATCTACTGATTTGATGTATCTTGGTAGATCGCCATTTTCTTCTGCTGATGATTTTGCAATTACCTGGGCAAATATACTTACAAGTGTAAGAACACAAGCAACAGGTACATGGGGTATAAATATTAGCGGAAACGCAGCCACTGCAACTACAGCCACTACTGCAACTACAGCCACTACTGCAAGCAGTGCAACTACAATTACATCAATAGGAGCAATGAAATTATATGGTAACTCAACGGGTTCATCAGCTAATGGACAAGATATCACTTTAGGAACTGGATTGTCTTTTACTGGTTCAACTTTAAATGCGACGGGTGGCGGTGCTTCAGTAACTGCTCAAAATATTCAAAATATGTCTTTTAGTTATTATAGAGATACAACAGGTACATTAAATAATTTTGTTGCTACTTTCACACCAGCAGTATCGGCCTATGCAGACGGTCAATTTTTTGTTTTAAATGAATCAAATAATAATGTTGGAACATCTCCAACTGTTGCTGTAAATGGATTAGCGGCTAAAACTATTTCTTATCCATCTAATTCTTCATTATTAAATTATGATATAGATAATGCAAATGCAATTTTAATATATGACGTAACACTTGATAAAATGGTTTTAATAAATCCACTCTCTTTATATCAAATTGCACCATCTTTTGTAGGACAATCTGATAGTTTATTTAAACTGCAAGATTCTGGCACAGCAAATGTTTATGTTGGAAATTTCGCAATTAAATTTATGCAATCATTTTCACCATTTGATGGATGTTTTATATATCTAAAAGTATTAAATGATAATACTGGCGCTTGTACTTTTAATCTTAATGGTACTGGTAATGTTTCCATAAAATTAAAAGGTGGTGCCGACCCAGGTGCCGGTGATCTAAAAGCAGGTTATTATACTGGCATAATTTACAATGGTACAGTTTGGCAGATTTTAAATTAAAAATTAAACAAGGAAGTTTAATAATGGCAAACGAAAAAGTCACACAATTACCAACAGTTGCAAATGCTACATTAAATGATATCATTTATGCGGTTCAAGCTGGTGTATCTGTGCAATTAACACTGCAACAAGTATCAAATCTTATA